ATGGTACTGCGGGTGGTCGTCGTCAGCCAGCCCACTCAACCCGCCATGATCCGTCGTGATCGTCGCTACAGTAGTTGTCAAACTCATCAGCCATTTCAGCCAATGAGGGTCGAAAGTCCACTTCTTGCCGACCTCGTCGTAAGTAACAACCTCACGATAGGTGGGAGCAACTTCGCGGACAGCCATCAGAGCGCTCCCAAGTCTACATGAAGATCGACCGAGCGCAGTCGCAGGGACTGATTCCCCCGATGCCGGAAGTGGTGCGCACGCTCCTTAAAAGTCCCCATCTGATCGAGGAAAGGTCGCTCTCCGGAGAGATCGATCTCTCGGAAGGAGGACCAGTTTTGATAGTCATCATCCGAGAAGCGAACTTGTAGAACTCCCGAACTCTTTCGATCCGCCGAGACTTCCAGCAAATTGACCATCTTCCGCATCCGAGATCCGCCATCCCAATTTGGAGTATAGAGATCGAAGGTAAACTCCCCAACTACGTCCGCGTTCAGATCCGCTGACACTATATACAGATCGCCGGTCGTCGCGGACTGGCCAAGGACTATCGAAGAGTTTTGCTTCCGAGCCGCGAAGAGGATCGGGAAGAAGTTCCCCGCAGTATCCGTCCATTGGAACCAGAGCTTCTCCCCTGTATCATAGACAAGGGTGATATTCTCCGTCATGTTGGTCAGAAGGTAGAATCTATGCCCACCGGCGTAAAGCCTAGTTGCATAGGTTCCTGACTCAAGATAGTTATAGGCTTCCAGCAGCCGTTCGATCGCCGGCGTCGAGACGACTTCTGGCTTTAGGCCTTCCATTCGCATTACGTTCACGCCGCCGGTCTTAGACCGTCCGAGCCAGTACAAAACCCCGTCGATGTCAATTACCGTATTACCCTGGTGGCAGCCGTAGTTAAATTGCGCTCCCTCAACCCGGCCGAGTGGCGACCCCGCAGGGTTCTGCGCATTGTAGAAAACCTCTGTTGTATACTCCTTGAAGACAACAACAAAAGAAAGCTGCTTCGCAATTGCAATGCCGTTGCTTGGTTCTATCTGAGCCCGGATACTGTTGAGTGGGTCCCAGGACTGAGGGTTATTGATCCCGGAGCCAAGGATATAACAGTCGGGGGTCATGACGTAGGTCGTTCCGTCCAGATAGGCCACCCCTGGAACAGTCTCCACGGGGTAGTTTACGTCTGCCACCTCAACCAAACCGGCCCCCGAATCGTAGGTATATGCCGTATTGATATTATGGAAGAAGAGTTGCGGGGTCGCCGCCAAGGTCTGAGAGAACCAGTAGCCTCGAGAACTTGTTCCATCGACCGCTCCGATAAGAGTCGATCCCTGATAGAACTCGTTACCGAAGATGGAGTAGAAATCCCCTTCCCAGTCATAGACTCCGGCAGCCCTTTTCGTCGGGGTCCCTACCGCGGAAGCAAGCGAATAGGCCGGCCTTTTCCGGCACCAGAGATCCCCCATAGCCGACTTTTCAACATAGCCGTTTACTAGCTTAGCATCTGCATCTGAAGTCGAGTCTCGATTCTCGAAACTCGCAATCAAGGGCAGGCGCAGGGGCGGTTGCTGGCTCACCGAAAGCTCCCGGTTTGGTATCCGCCCTGCCGATCGGGTGTGAACATCACCGAGGCATCTTCACGATCCCAGTCTTCCAGCAGCCCCCGATAGTACCGCGCCCGCCTTTCGCAGCGGTCCATGATGACTTGAGGCTGGCCCGTTGAAATCTCGTCGGCAAGGCCCCAACGCAGAGCAATCGCCCATTCGAGTGGGAAGGAGGACTCCGCCGCGAGGGAGGCGTAGTTCGTCGCTTGGGTTTGAATAATCAGGTGAGCGTCGCCCGTCGCCGCCACCGTATCTGGCGTCAGCCAGAATGTCACGCTTAGCTGCGTCGCCTGCTTGTCTACGAAGTAGGAGTTAATCTGGCCCTCTTGAGAGGTCTGAGAAAGTCGAACCCAGTCCGTCCAGGCAAGAGGGGTAAGAGGCCTCCTCACATCATTCGCATCCGCGTAGTAGGCTTCCACTACCCGTAAGGGCTTTGTCATCACGGTCGAGCCAGCAGGCCCGAATGTATAGGTAGAGGTGCCTGCCGTCAAGGTGACAGTGAGATCTTGCAGGAGGAACAGCTTGATCCCCTGGGTCTGCCAAAGGTTGACGATTTCGTTCAACCGCGCGAGGTTTTCCGCGTAGTCTTCCGAACTCGGTTCAGTCCCCTTGGCCAGATAGCCAGCATCCCGCATGGCCGACCGGATAATCCACTGAGCGGTGTTGACGGCAGGCGTTGTCATTTTGGAAGCCTTTCGAACGTGGAAACCAAGCTGTGAAGCCAAGAACCAAGAACGGCCCCAAGACCCGCAGCGCTGCCCCCGAGAAGCAGCAGGATGCGCCAGCCACCTCGTGCCTCGTTGATAGTCGCATTCATCTGACGAACTTCCCGGTCCAAGTCCTCGACGGCCATTTGGAGAAGGCGAACAGCCTCTGACAACCGCCCTATGTCGTGATCTGTGTTACTAGAACTCGTCATCATCTCAGACCCCCATCTTCACGAGGTGAAGAGTGACGGTATAGCTTTGCGAGCCTGAAGCCCAACCGACGGTAGAGAGTTGGATTTTCCCGGTAACTCCGGCCCCTGCGTTATTGATCAGCCCGCCGACATCCTTGAAGCAGAATTCCCCCTGGCCGGTAAGGGCCAATGCGGTGACATCTGCTGTTGCGTCCCAGAGGACCAATACAGAGAGTTGACTTGAGATCGAGTACTGAACCTTGTCGATCCGTAGGCCGGTGGGGACCGGCACCAGTGAAAGGGTAGCGACGTCTGTCGCTGACAGGTTCGAGGTGTCGAGCACCCCGACGCAGTGTATGACGACGTTGCGATCGCCGTCCAGCAGGGTCTGCGCGGTTGTGACATTTGCCATCTGGATTCTCCTTTAAGAGGCGGGGGCCGAAGCCCCCGGGAGATCAGTTGACGCCGATCGCGGGCAGGACGTAACCCGAGCTATCGGCATCGCCGTTCGCCAGATTATTAGTCATGCCGTAGATGCTGCCGGCGGTGACGAGCAACGCGCCCGCTACGTCTCCGTGACGGACCTGGTTATCACTCACCATGCCGGTGTTCGTGGTCGAAGTCGTCGTGATCAAGATGGCCCCAGTCGCCGTATCGGTCGAAAGGCGGAAGACCTCATTCCCCTTCATCTGAAGGTTCTTCACGACCTCCGCGCCGTGCGCAAGGAGCGCAGCGGTATTGTTCAAAACCGCGCCGGTGTAGTAGTTCCGGTTGATCTCCACTCGATCCATGTTGCCGGCCAGCTTGATCATCGTCGTCGCTGCCGTCGTGCCGAGCGAGCGGATCTTGTTACCGTTGAAGACAAGACCGTCGGCAGCCGCATCCGTCGCGCCAGTCGTGATGACTGTCAGGAAGTTCAAGATCGACGAGGTATCGCGGAACTCGCACTCTTCGACAGAGAACTCCGGCGCCGTCGACAAGGTGAAGACCGAGGCAACATCTGCGAAGTTGGCGACGAACAGCAGGTTGCGCAGGTATACGTTTGCCGCACTGACGGCGATGGTAGCCGTAGCCGTGCTGAAAGTGAACGTCGGACGCAGGCTGCCAACGCCCAGGCCGATCACTGCGATGCCAGCAACATCAAGGGCAAGGGCGGTGGCCGTCGAGATGGTCTCGGCGTGACCAGGCTTGACCATGATGATGTCACCGCGGGAGGCGGTGCACCGACCAATCGCATAGTCGAGGGTGGAGAAAGGCGCGTTGTAAGTGCCGTCACCACCGTCCGCTCCGGTCCGGCAGTTCGGCGCCAGCACGGTCGAGTTGCCAAGCCAGAAGACGTGGCCGGGGAAAGTCAGCGAAAGTGGCATCCCACGAATCGAGACGCCTTCCGAGAAACCACCAGGAAAATTGGAAATGGGCATGATAGACTCCAGGTTGATGGAACTTTGCTGTCAGGCTCTGCCAAACCCTTCAGACAGATAGGGGCGATCCATTCAGCCCCCTATGAGGATCTTGACCTTACGGTCCGTTGGACCCGAAGATCCCGCGCGGATCGGTACAGCCGACCGACAGGCGCATGTACGCCGACGCCTTCGCGTTCTTGGTATCGAAGTCGTTGTCCTGATCGAACATCGGGCGATCGCGCCAGAAGAACCTCATGCCGTCCGGGCAGTTGGTTCTGACGAACCAGGCGTGCGCAGAGGTGAAGTAGTGATTCAGCTTGATGCCGCCGGGGAAAGCGTTGGTCGCCTTGAGCACGTTGATGTTGTTGTTCGAGGTGTTCGATTGCAACACCGACCCGAGGACGCGGTTCGCGTTGAACCACTCCTGGCGGGGAACGTGCAGGCTCTGAGGCATCAGGTTGATCAGCATTCCGCGGTCGGTCTGCACACCCATGATCTGGATGCACATGTCTTCCAGGGACGCTTCCGCGAGGTCGGCTGCCGGCGTGAGCGCATTCGAGAACGTGCCGCCGGTCGCCTGAACGTGCGACGCTGAGCACAACGCCGCCCCGTCACCCGTCGTGAAGTACGTCGTGGCGAAGGCGTTGTTGTACGGGAAGGCCGCGAGGTTTTCGATCGTCTGCGCCATTGAGAAGGCGTTGGCCTTCGCCCGGCGCTGAGCCACGACCTCGTAGAGGTTGTCTCGCAGCTCTTCGAAGGTCACGATGTAACCCTGCGCATACGCGATGTGCGTGTAGCGCGTGATCACACCTTGGACCTCACTGTCGTAGCTGACGGCCTGCCCTTCCGGCTTGATCTGGGCCAGACCAAAGCCGGTGACCTGCACGTCTTCCTCGTAGGCTTGGCTCGAGCTCAGGACCTCATAGAGGTCCGTGTACTCTTCCGCGTGCTCGGCGTAGGTCTGGCCCCAGATCGCATGGACCCCAGGCCAGAGAAGTTTCGGGTGAGTACCCGTATTGATGATGCCAGGCATTTCGGCTCTCCTTGGTTACACGCCTGCGACGCCAGCGCCGAAGGTGTGATTGTTGATCTTGACGAGCCACTTGCCGTACTGGCCAATGGCGTTGTCTGAGCGTTGGGCCAACCGGACCAACTTCAGTTGCAACGTCGCGGTGTTTGCGGCCGAAGAACTGTCCAGCAACCAACCCGACAGGTAACCGGAGTTGGTTCCAGACGCCAGGTTGAAGTTGTTGCCCAGATCGGTCTTCGCCACGTTGTTGCCGACGCTGTCCTCCTGGACCTCGAACAACACGTTCGGATCATCG